CAGGAAGAAGAGTTGTGCCAGGAGTGCCTGACACGGCAATCTGAAAAGTTCCGTGATCGTAGGACTTCAAGTCCTCGCCCACAAGAACAGGGTTTGTGCGAACGTACTTGCCTTCGGCACCAGAAAGCTTGCTAGGATCGCACTCAACACCGTGAATCATAGGCTCAGTGCTCTTCGAAGACGCAGCAGCATCGTACTCAAGCATGGTTTTCTTGTCAGTAAACACGGGGGCCGCTGCATTGTAATTGGTCGCCATGATCACAGTTCCAACTTGACCGTTCGTGGAACTTCCGATGTCGGACGTTGTCGACCGAAACGTGAACATCAATTGCTTCATTTCATACTCCTCGTAGTTGGAAGCAATCTGGCACAACCAAGGGAACGTCTTCTCAATCCCGGGATTGAGAGAAAACGCTTGGTTGACAAAAGGTTGGGCAACACCGCCGACAAGAGAATTGCCATAAATGTCAGTAACATACTCGCGGTGCGAGATAGTCAACGTCCCAGTCTCGTCGCCTGAGGACGTAAACTGAGGCACATTCTCCGAATTGCCCATAGAAACAAGCGAGTTGGTATAAGCACCACGACCAGTCATAAGCATGTCACCAATCTTGCCCAAATTGCGACCGGCCTTGCCTAGGTCACCAAGACCAGTGGGGCCCATGGTGTCACCAATCAACCCTCCAATCTTGGAGAGGTTGCCAAAATAACCACCACGGCCCACATACATGCCGCGATTAGCCTGGTACAGACCGCGACCACGGTAGCCAAACATGTCGCGTTCGCCACGCTGTTGCTCATTCGCTTCGGCCCACGAAGGACCAAACGAACCCAAAGACTGTGCGCTTCCGCGCTTGACATACATCTTACCGTACCTCTGGTACGGAAACTGCTTCCTGTCAATAGCAGCAATCTTGCGAGCAAGACGGATGTTGGGGGGCACCGCGGCCGCGGAAGCCTTCCGCTTCTTAGAGGAAGCACCACCCGCAAACATCACGAACAACAATCGCGAGCCTGCAAAAATAATGATGACATTATAAAACAAAAGAAATAGCCGGTAAACTACGGCATCTCTTCCATGCCCTCCTCATCGGACATCATGTCTCCGCCTGGACACTCGCGGCGATGAACGCCTAACTCTTGCAGCAGAAAATAACAGTCCTCGAGGTGATTCTCCAAAGAATGCAGCACTAGAAGAATACGCTGGATGTCACCAGCGACAAGTCGACTCTGCGCTGGCGAGCGCCTGCGCTTCTTAGGAGCATGACGGACATCAGCAGCAGCCGCGGCTGCTGCATCCTCAGCAGCCTCCTCTTCAGCAGTCAAATTGAAGCGTTGAGACTGCGAATGCTGAGCAGGAAACGTAACGGAACGTTCGGCAGGAGGAGGCATGTCGGGCTCCTTCGGCGAAAACATAGGAGCATCGCCAGTCAGATCGACAACCTGTGACGCGTCAGCCATCCTCAGGACGTGACACGAGAAATAATGACAGGTTGACAAATTCTTGTGCTGGTTTACCGGACTAAAATTCCTCGATACAAAATGTGTGAACATTCCTAGGTACCAACCTAGGAATAAAAACACATACATTTGGGTCACAAACAAGAACGCAGAGCGCATCATTATTCGCAATGGCGACAAAGCGGCAAAAAGCTGCCTTCAAGGCAGCTTATCACGACTCGGCAAAACTCGTTCCGAGATATGACAGCGCAAACAACAGATTCATCCAGCGAGTGCGGATGGAAGCGCATAAAGGCAAATTCACCGAGACTGGTGTGTACGTCCTGGCGGACTCAACGGACACCAACAAACCGGCACATGCTTGCTTCGTCATCGTGACGCCTGGACAACCGGACGTTATCTACAACGTCAACGATGACAATTCAGGCGAACGCAACAACGATAGCTGGGACAACCGCAAAGGCCTGCGACCTTTGAAGGCAAGAGCTGTTGCGATACACAGCCAAGCCAGCATCAAGTTTGGCGCTTGCCAACTCTTATCAACGGCTATGGCCCTCAAACACCAACAGCTGAACAACGACAGCAAATTCAACGCGTGGGCGTTGAAAGCTCACATATCAGAGGTTATTGCTGACACTGTAAACCTCTAATTAATGGTTACCAACATTACCCTCAAAAATCGGGTACAACACTACCTCCCCAGGAAAGTGTCGAACTTCCGTAACGCGGCGGACAAGCTGCGCAATGTCCTCATCGCTCCTGCCCTCCCAAGTGCAGGCGGGGTCCTTGGGAGACGTAATGATGATGGTACCAGAAGCGAACTGCATCGACGCGCCCTTCATTTCCACTCGGTGGGGGTAGCGGTCGAGCAGTCGCAACAGCTCGCTGAATGTACACATGTCGCGTCGATAGTCATCGATAACGACAACAGACTGCTGCTCGTAGCCGTCCCACCACTTGTTGCCGGGCATCTTGTAGTAAACGTCCGCCCCAGCTTCCTCAAACGCAGCGCGGCTCTTTCCACTGCCAGTGGGTCCCCAAAACCACTTGACAGTCGGACCACCTCCGGGGTCGCGAGCGCCCGCAAAAAGGGATTGCATAGTCTGCAACCCCCGCCCGTAGCGGATGACCAAGCCCGGGTGGGACTCTGCGAGATCGCGCATGGAGCCTCCGTCTCGTAAGACATCGCGAGCGACCTCAAAGTCGGTGCGAGCACCCTGGCCGAGGGGAGGGTCTCCAAACTCGCCGAAGCCGAAGCCAGCCGAAGCATCTCGGGACTCATCCTTGCGGCAATATTCGCGAGCCTGCTCGAAGGTTCCTCGCATTGGCTCAAGATGCGGCTGACCGGGCATTCGGGTCTTGGCAGCCCCGAGGGTAACGGAGGTGTCGAAGATGACGCATCCTTGAAGATGCGGAGTGCCATTTGCACCACGCTCAGGTTGAAAGCAAATGTATTTCGACGCCCTGCGCTCAACAATACTCCGAAGACTCTCCAAATGTTCCTCGGTGTAATTATTGAGGGTGAAGACCCAATTACGAGCACGAGCCATAAGTTGGACTTATTAACCACCAGCACTTGCCCAGTGCGTAATTGTGCTGGCGGAAGTGTTTTCAACCCTAGTTTACCGGTTTGTTCCTAGACGGAACCAAAATCCAGGAACATAGGAATGTTCCTGGGGGTTCCAGGAACATAGGAATGTTCCTGGGAGTGCCACTTTGACCGAAGTGGCACTCAGAAGTGAGAGGTAATACTGTGCTCTCACTTCTGAGTGCCGTTTATCGGCCAGAACCTAAAACTACACTACCCTAATGCCATTCTGGCAGGTGTTCCTAGTCGGTTCTGGCAGGTGTCGGCGAACCCTAGCTTGTCAGCGAACCCTAGCTTGTCAGAGAACCCTAGCTTGTCAGAGAATCCTAGCTTCTGCGAGAAGCCTAGCTTGCCAAGCTTATTTTCTTTCAGAAAAACAACAACAAACAATTTCAACGTATCGTAACGTTGATAAATACGACTCCAACGAATTCAACAGGACAACTTCCATTGTCCACCATGGCGGGGTTTGGTTAGGGAGTAGTCACGACGCCTGATGCATTCACGAGCACAGGTGCGGTAGCGCTAGTCTGGCCAGTCGCGGTGGTGATAAAGCGCCCAAACGTGTTGTACTCGCGAATATCGAGCATGCCTTGGGTCACAGCATTCGTAGGAGCACTCGTGACTAGCGTGAAACTGTTGTCGATTCCGTTAGTGGCGATTGAAACGGTAACGTGAAAACTCATACAGCCAACAGCAGCTGAGCTGCCCCAGCCAGCCTGGACAAAGTTTCCGGGTGTGTCAGCAGCCGACGAATCATAACCGTACATGTCGTTGCTGCGTTGAATCTGGCCTGTGAAGGTCAACGCAGGAGTCGTACCATTGTTGTGCGAGTTCGCTGGACCTTCCGTCCACAACTGCACCTCAAGATTGCCAGCATAAGAAGCAGGAAACGTACACTTGATGGTGTTAGCCGTCAAAGTAAGCTTGCAGCCAATGTTGTTCTGTTGGCCCGTCAGGAGGGCACTGTCCGTGCCCATATAGAGAGCGGTCGTTTCCGACCCAGCTCCTGACACGAACACATCACGGCTAATGCCAAGCCCCAGCGTAGTGTAGAACTTGGGCTTGCGCAGACAAATAGTGTACGAAACCCACAACTCCCCAATACTCTGGTTTGCGAAACCAGGAAGAAGAGTTGTGCCAGGAGTGCCTGACACGGCAATCTGAAAAGTTCCGTGATCGTAGGACTTCAAGTCCTCGCCCACAAGAACAGGGTTTGTGCGAACGTACTTGCCTTCGGCACC